GAGAATTATTATCGTTATGAATTTAATGATAAGAGTCATACTTGGTATAAGAGAAAGCATACTGTTGATGGTATGCTGATGGTTAATATTAGTGATGGTGAAACTCATCGTCTTCTTGAAGGTGTATGGTTCAACGATGTAAAGAAGGGGAAGTATGATGATGTAGTTGATGAACCTTATAGGAATGTGAGAGCATATTGGGATGAGAAAGATAATCCAAAACCGATGGATGAGGTTGTGAATAGGTTAATTAAAAAATACCAAGCACAAAAGCTTTTTAATAGATTGGTGGATGAACTTGGTTATGATTTTGATGCCTGTAATGATATTGTAGATTTGGTGGAGAGTTGGTTGCCGAAAGAACAATCAGCAGCAGGAAGTCAAAATGTAGATACTGAATTGCTTGTTGATGGATTTAATGATTGTTTGCGTAAAATCAAGGGGATGCTACGATGACTGAACGCAACTTTGCCAAAGAACTTTGCCATCACCGCTATATTGATATGGAGGATGGGAATGATACTGAAACTATTTGCTATCCTTCTTTGATTTGTATTATCACCGAGTTGTGTGATAGAATAGAGCAACTGGAGAAGGACAACGAACTTCTGAAATCTTATGCTTGGGAACAATGAACAATGATATGCCTTGGGTCAATCTCACCCAAGAAGAAGTAGAAGAACTCCGCAACAAAAAACACGAACTCACTGAATACGGCAAAGAGAAACTGAGGAAACTTATGAACAAGGACTTAATCTTCTATACAAACGGTAAAGAAACATCCCGTATGCCTTCTCCAACCCTTGAAACTCTTACTCTTGGAACCAAAGCACCTGAAATTAAACTTGAAATAGAAAAAACAATGGATTGCGAACCATACCCCGATGAAATGTTTGAAGAAGCAGAGCGTCGTGAAAAACTGAATGCTGGTTTCAAACAAGATGCTGATGGTAATTGGTATCGTCCTGAACTCAAAGAACTCACCAGAAATGAGAGAATTGAACTTGCCGAAAAAGAGATTGCTTATATTGTAATGGGTGGGCAAGATGGACGAGAGTATGCTAACTCGATTGCTTTTATTCTTCAAGTGTTGGATAGTTTGAGAGAATGAACCTTACATACAATATCAAACAATTCTGGTTGAGAAGATTGATGTGGAGGTGGGCATATCAAACTTGGACGGACCTTGTGAGTTATGATGGAACTGACCTTGAATGGGACTTTGAAGATTATCACAATATGTTTTGGGACTATCTGAACTATGGATACATTAGAGACTTATGACTAAACTAGTAAGGTGGGAAGAAAACCCAGACGAAATTGTACTGGAAGAGGTGGAAATGTTTCACCTGGAAAGTATGAACGAACGGAGTCTATGGGTGGGCATTTACACACAAGACAAGAAGATTTACCACTTGAATATTCACGCAGATGGTGATAAACTACGTTATTATTGGAGCGACGAAACGCCGTGAGATTTGAAAACCCAACAAAATGGGAAATCTTCCTTGATGGATTTCGTAATGTCCTGTATATTCTTGACTGTTATGATGACGGTGATGAATGGGGATATGGTGAGTTCTGGGAGAGTTTGAGTATTGGTTGGTTTCAGGAATACATCTATCCTTATGATGACCCTTACAATATAACCATCAGTCCAGAACGTAGGTTGAGATTGGGACAAGAACCAGAAAGGATTATTGTATCCGCAGAAGCATATGATGAACTTGTGCGACGAATCAATGAACCACAAGATCCTGCTGTGGTGGAAAGAATTAAAGAACTTATGAATCGTAAAGCACCATGGGATGATGAACAATGACTGAAATTGAAAAGCAATTAGAAAAAATCGCAGAAGAACTTGGTGGAAAGTTGGAACACTATATTTGTTCCGACCTTCATACCGAACACAAAAAGTATGTAATTACCTATGCTCAACAAAAACGACAAAGTACTTGAGGTTCGTTTGTATTCTCCGCACAAGTGTGACTTTATGTGTGAGCGTGAGGATGGAACACGTTATCTCTTTAGGAGACTTGATGGGGATTCTTATTGGGAACTTATTAAAACCGATGCTGGTTGGGTGTATGGGGAACAGATATGTCTTTAACTGAAAAAGATAGGATATTCTATAATGTCTGGTGCTGTGCATATCGTCGTCGATATGCTGCAAAACTCAAACAAGATTGGGAATTGTATGACCGCGAACATCAAACTTTGCTGATGTGCCTTAGAATAGCAAAGTGGAATAAATTTGACTCAGAATAACCAAATCTTTATGCTATGGCTGAACTGACTTTAATAGGACTTCTAAACTTTGTTGCCGCTGACTTTTGTACTTATCGTATGAAAGGCATAGATTCACTACGTTCCGTTTTACTTTCATATTCCAAAGCAAATGATAAGTTTGGTGGGTCAAATGTGCGAAGAGTTATTAATCAATCTTCTATGATTGAAGTTACCGCTTTATCTATTGTTGCTACTAAATGCCCTAATTTATTGTAAAATGAAAGTCACCGAACACAACCTAACCGATTGGAACTTAAACGAAGAAGAACTCAACGCTCTCATTGTTCTCTCCAAAGAAAAGATGAAGTCTTGTGAAGACAAGATGTGTGAATTGTTTTATGGAATGCTTGCTGGTAAATTGATTATTATGAAAAATGACCGAACTTAAAGTATTCAAACAAACATCGGATGAACCTTACATTCGTCACGATTATAAGTTAGTGTTTGAAGATGGTAAAGAGTCTGTGTTTGATAACTATGAAGACGTTCAAGTCTTCTGGTTTCAACGTGGTGGAAACTTTTTAAGTCACATTGAAGTATTAGATAAAAAGAAAAGCAAGGGGTTCAAATGATTTCTATTTTTGATTTGATGCACGATGAGCGTCGTTATGGTTGGGTGGTTGATAATCGCTATCAATGGATCAACATGCTTACTAAGATGCAAAAGAATAAACCACAAAGGTTTAAGGAATTTCAATATTCACAAGCAACCATTTATCATCACATAGATAGATTGAATCAGGAGCAAAACACCTACGACTAATGAGCGAAGTAACTTTTAAGAAACACAGAGTATTCCGTGAGACTGAAGCAGTTGTCTTCTACGATATCTCTGTAGATGGTTCTAACGCACAAGACCTTGTGTGTCACACTGGGCCTGCAATCTCTCCACCCGATGATATTGTGGGAGCAAAACAATTTTATATTCACTATCATCAGATAGATCACAATCGTGTTCTGTCTGGTCTTCGCACATTTGAACTGGTGAATCCTGAGTGGAGATATCCATACCATATCGTTCATCTCAATCGTTCTTCTGGTGCTCTTGTGATTCCTAAGATGACCTTCCATCGTTCATATTCAGGTGCTGATGGGTCTATCGTCATCAACCAAGCAATCCGTGATGACGAGTTTCACCCTGAGACCGAATTTGTTCCTGTATCAGCAGCAAAGAACCCCGACCTTTATCACATTCTTGCCCACGAAAAACCAGTCATTCATACACTTGGTGAATGACTCTTGACTTCTAGTGAAGTCTGCCTTATACTGATTATGTTGAGCAACCTACCTGATGGATTACGCTGAAGAATTTCCTTTTGATCAATTTCCTTGGAAGTTGGTGTATAAAGACGGGAATGAAACTCGCAAGTGCTATTTTGAGTCTGAGAGTCATCGACAAAAGCACATTGATCGCTACAAACTGAAAAAGAAAGACATTAAATTAAGTTACAAATTTGAAGAGTGATTATGACTAAAAGAGTTCTTATTACTGGTGGTGCAGGGTTCATTGCCCATCATATGATTGGGCAAATTCTTAGAGAAACTAATTGGGAAGTTGTCACCCTTGATAGACTGGATTATAGTGGAAACTTAAATCGTCTTCATGACTTGATGCTTTCTTTTGACGCTGAAACTCGCACACGTGTGAAAGTTGTTCATCATGATTTGAAGGCAGAACTTAATCCTCTTGTTCGTAGTGAAATTGGCTCTGTTGATTACATTCTCCATCTTGCTGCTGGGTCTCATGTCGATCGTAGTATCGAGTATCCTATGGAGTTTGTCCTTGATAATGTAGTTGGAACTTGTAACATTCTAGAGTTTGCGCGAGCACAAAAGGGTAACCTTGAAAGGTTTGTGTATTTCAGCACAGATGAAGTATTTGGTCCTGCTCCAGATGGAATCAAATATAAAGAGAATGACCGATACAATTCAACCAATCCTTATAGTGCATCAAAAGCAGGTGGCGAAGAACTTGCCGTAGCATATGAGAACACCTATGGTCTTCCCATTTACATTACTCACACAATGAATGTGTTTGGTGAGCGTCAGCACCCAGAGAAATACATTCCAATGTGCATTAAGAAGATTAGGGATGGAGAAACAGTAACAATTCATAGTGACAAAACCTGCACAATTCCTGGGTCTCGTCACTACATACATGCAGAAGATGTCTCCTCTGCAATTCTATTTCTTTTAAATTATGAGGGTAAGTTCGAACCTACTTGGGGTGGTGCTAAATGCCCTAAGTTTAACATTGTTGGAGCGGAAGAACTCAACAACCTGGAGTTGGCACAAATCATTGCCGAAGCCCAAGGAAAAGAATTAAACTACGAATTAATTGACTTCCATTCTTCACGCCCTGGGCATGACTTGCGTTATGCTTTGGATGGTGATAAAATGAAAAATCTTGGATGGGTTCCTGCAAAATCTGTAAAAGAAAGAATTGCAGAGGTAACTCAATGGACTCTTAAAAACCAACGTTGGATTACACTATGACAACACGCACTTTCACTGACAAAAATGGAAACGAATGGAGTTGGGAAGAAACTCCAGAAGTGATTCAAGCACTTAAAGAAGTTCATAAGGACTATGATGGTCCTCTTTATGCCCCCCATCCTGAGTTGAAGAATGGAAAAGAAACTAATTGATGATGCCTTCTACATTGAACAAAAACGATATGGACTCTGGGATTCTACCGACAAAGATGGTAAAGGATTGGTCACATCTCTTACTGAAGACCAATGTATATCAGCGACCCGTTTTATTCTTAAAGGACGGCAGGAAGGTTTCTCTACGTCCAGAACTTATGAAGGCGAAGTAGGTGGAAAACTCTGATTATCCTTATCACGTATTAGATCCTACAACTCCTTGGTATGATTGGCTCTGTTATTGTGAAATCTGCCATCAACTAAAAGTTCCTGGTCAGCCACATTGGCAAAGATATAAAGCATTTAGTAATTATTTAAAATCTATAGGTGTATCATGATAATTAGAAAATTTATTGATTGGTTTTTTTCTCCTTCCGTAAAACAAGAATTTTTTGAGGATTTTGACCTTTATGATAGGTTAGTTGAGTTGGAAGAGAAATATAATGCTCTGATTCTCGATGTAAAACGTCTTGAGGAAGAAAATGTAGAAACAACTAACGAACTTTATCGTATGGAAAACTCCTTGGATGCCCGTATAGATATTATTGCCGAACGTTGTGGGATTAATTACGATGTATGATTTAGATTGTTTTGAAAAAGCACTCGCACACTTTGGAACCCGAGTAGATATTATTGTTGCCCTTGAAATTGGTGATAAAATTGGAAGTGAAGAAGCATATAAAATGATTAAGGAAGAACTTAAGCAACTTAAAAAAATTCGTAAAAAGCATAAGGAAACTGACTGTGATGAGTGCTGATAGCCTTAAGATAACACAAAATGAAGATGGGTCATTCTCAATGGATTGGGACAAAGAAGACCCAAATTGGAAGTGGTTGAATGGCTTGACTTCTGCTGAAATTCAGGTTATTATGGAGCAAGCGATCCAAGATTTCCTCAATGACTTCCAATCTTGATTACAAAAAGTATTCTCTTGAAAAACTTCAAGAGTGGGTGCATGATGCTTTAAGTTCTGGAGAAGCATCACCTCACGAAATTTATTCTGCGATTCGTGAAGCAGTTCGTGAAGATTATTACTATTACAAAGATCATGCTAGTCGTGCTTATGGTCTTCTAGAACTGTTGAGTGGTCATCGTCCAGTGAAGGATGAAAGTGTGGATGATGGTATGCGTCCTTGGGGTCATAGTGACCTAGAGTATGCCATTGTAAATAATAAAGAACCTCTGAGTTGTGATAAAGATGACCCATCACCAGAGTGTCAAAAATCTTGGAATGATTTCTGGGAAGAGAACTATTATCCAGAAGAACATAAAAAATCAAATACAAGTCTTCAAAAAGAAATAGAGGAAATTCGTAAAGAAGGTGGATATGAATGGACTCCAGGTGCAAAAGAAGATAAAGTAAAAAAGTGGGTTCTTCCAGTTGAAGAAGTCAGAGATGAAGATACTGATGAATATATATACTGCGTATCATTTCCTGATGATTTGCTAGAAGCAGCAAATCTGAAAGAAGGTGATCAAGTAGAATGGGTGGATCAAGGTGATGGTTCTTATCTTATTAAAAAAGTACCAATGACTTATGATGAAATGGTTGCTTCTGGATGGACTATGACTGCTGATGGTTTCTGGATTAAGGAGTAATGGCAGAACTTTGGTTATGGCAACTAAAAGCAATTGCTCCGATTATAGGGGGATTGTGTTTTTCTAATTTTATGGAAAAACAAGGTGACTTATGTAACTTTAGACAACCACCCAATTATGTGTTAAAATACGATAAACAAGATCCAAAAGATGGTTGTTATAAAGACGGCATCTATTATCCCCGTTGTAAAGATTTAGAGAATCCAGATATTCTTTATTATCATAATTTATTTAAAAGTGAGGTTAAGTAATGGCATTATCACAATCAGTTGAAGAATCCCTAAAGGAAGCAGAAGGAGCACTGCGTAATGCTCTAGCATACGCTGCACGTCAAGAACGTCCTATGGTTTGTACTGTAATTGCAGATATGATTTCTCGCATTGAGTCACTGCAAACAACTGATAGTCTCCTAGATAAACTAGAAAACCGCAAACCAGGAGACTCTGGTTTTTTTGGAACTATTTTTGGGAAAGATGACTGAAGAAAAGAAAAATTGGATGCAAGAATGGTGGGATTCAGACGCCTACAAAAAACTTCAGAAAGAAACTGAAGAAGCAAAGCAACGTGCAGTAGGAAAGTATTTTATGCTTTCTGAGTCTGACAAGATTGATATGCTCCAAGCTATCTGCTATATTATGTGTAAAGCAGAAAGTGAAGGAACTAGTCATCGTGGTCTCCAAGATTCTCTGGGTGTTTATCCTGCTGGTTTCTGGGTGTCTGAACTTATGGACGTTCATAATGCTCTGTGGTCTTATTATCACGACCAAAAAAGAGAAAAAGAACTCAAGTCTGACCTTGACGCTCTTGACGATTTCATTAAGTAATGTAACCCGATCCCGAAGAAAACATTAAGTTTCTAGATAGTAATGTATTGAAATGCTAATATTGAGTAACATCGCAAGAAACTTATGACTCTCGCAAAAACTGGAACCGAAGTTCTTACAAAAGAAGAATGGGACGAACTTGTTGCACTAAAAGATGCAATTACCTATGCTCCGCAAACAGTTTCTGCAGAAAAGATGGAAAAATTCACCGAACTTATGGTTCGTTCGCTTGAAGGAAAATGTGACCCTCCTGCTCCTAAGAATTGGAGAGGTTCTACTTTAAGTGAATGATAAAATAAATATATCATCACGCTACAAAACTATGGATAACATCGACCAACACATTCAAAAGGATGTGGATCTTTTGAATGACCCAACAATTTCTCCGCAGTCCAGAAGACACACAGAAGAAGAATTAGAAGCACTTAAAGTTTATAAAGAACATCATCCAGAAGACTCACACGATCCTACAGCATTGGAACTCTATTGCGAACTACATCCTGATGCATTGGAATGTAGAGTTTATGATGATTGAATATTAGAGGGTTGACAACCCTCTTTTTTTATGTTATACTAAATATCACTGACCGCAATTTGTCGTAAAACTACGAATCCCTTCCTTTATGGAGTCTTTAAATGAAGAACTATGTTCCTTTAGTGCAGCTTGCACATAAATTCAAATCGAAAGCAAAAAAGTTTCGTCCTGGTAGTATTAACGAGTTTCTAGTGTATAAAGAGCTAGAAGTCTATAAGTTAATAGTTCCCGAAAGCTATCAAAGAGACCTTTCTTGTGGTGATATTAATACATATGGTCAATTCAACAAGTGGTATTTTGTTCCACTAATTGTTGCCGTTCGTCCTGATGGTAGAATCGTCGTGATTGACGGGCAGCACAAAGCAGTTATGGCACTGTGGAGTGGTTGTATTGATAAAGTTCCTTGTATGGTGCTTGAACACACCAAAAATAGAAGTGATGAAGACTGCGAAAAGATTGAAGCAGAAATCTTTCACGCTCAAAATGCAAAACGTAAAAATCCCACTCACATTGACAAAATGAGAGCAGGGTATGTGTTTGGTCTGCCAGAGGCAATTGTATATAATGACAATCTCAGTGCCTGTGGCGTTTATGTTGATAGTCTTGGTGATGTTGAAGGACATCAATTAAATGGTGAATATCAGTGGAGACAAGCAGTAAAGAATTACGAACTTGTAACCGTTATGAGAGCAGTTTCTTATGCAAAAGACTACTTTGATAAAGTTTCAGGCAAACGTGAAGTTCGTGGTGATATCGTGTATGGACTATCTTGCTTGATTAGATTTCTTGATAATGCAAGTGAAGTCATCAACGGAAGGAGAGAAAAAGTTCTGAATTTTGTTTGCTTTGAAATGTCTAAGTCCAAACCAAAAGTTTGGTATGAAGGAATCTCTGGACCAAATACTGATGTTTTGATTGCCAGAAGAATCATTAAGAGTTATAATGCTCTTTCTACAACTGCAAACAGTCAGTGTATCTCTGAAGACATTCTTGAAAAATACGGATTGAAAGACCCTATTAAATGAACAAAACTTTCTTGAAGTGGGCAGGAAACAAAACACGGGTCCTGCCCCATCTTATTCCCCATATTGGATATCCAAAGCGTTATTGCGAACCCTTTGGTGGTAGTCTTGCTGTTGCCCTTAACACACCAGCAGAGCAATACATTTTGAATGATGTGAATAAAGATTTGGTGGCAATCTACCAGAATTTGGTTCATCCTGGGGATGATAACTTCATCAAATATTGCGAAGAGTTATTCATTCCAGAAAATAATACTAAGGAAGCATATCTAGAGTTGCGGAAGCACTTTAACCAGGCAACAAACACTATAGAGAGGGCACGACTGTTCATTTACCTGAACCGTCACTGCTTCAATGGACTGTCGAGATATAATAAGAAAGGTGAATTTAATGTTCCCTTTGGTAAGTATGATAAACCATCTTGCCCATCGGAAGAGATGATGAACTTTAGAATGTTCTTCCTCACTAAAAAACTTACACGATTCACTTCATTATCTTTTGAAGATCCGTCACTTTATGAGGACTTAGAAGCAGGTGATACTGTATATTTTGACCCACCATACATTCCAGCTTCGGAAACTGCATCCTTTACAGATTATGCCACGGATGGATTTACTGATGCACAGCAAGTTGAGTTGAGAGATTTGGCAGAACAACTTGCAAACAAAGGAATTACCGTCATTATTTCTAATCACGATGTTCCTGTTGCAAGAGAACTTTATAATAATGCTAAAATCTATCCAATTCAGGTGACTAGGACCATTTCTGCCAAGGGTTCTAGTAGGAAGAAAGCAAATGAACTAATTGCTGTTTGGAATAATAAATAGTCAAAAAGTAGGACGATGGGAAGATTTTCTGATCTTGTTTCTTCTGAATCTCAAAAACAACCAGAGAGTGTAGTTCAACCAGAACCAGAAGTTGTATGTGCTCCTGTTGAAGAAAAGACAGAAGATGTTCCACATGTTGATGTTTATGAAGAAATTCAGAAACAATCATCAATTGTAGAAGAAGATTTACCTGCAACTCCTGAAGAAGCAATTGAAAAGAATCTTCTCTTCAGTAAAAAGACATATTTAAAACAATTTGAACCAGATCCAGAACCACCTAAGGAGCTTAATCCTGGTCAAACATTGTTCCGCCACAAACTTTTAAAACAACCAAAAAAGACCAAGAAATTTACTTCTAGTCCATCTATTAGAGCAACAAAAGATCCTGAACAACCTTTTGTTCCAGTCGAATACACTAAGCCAAAAACCTTGAGAAGTTCCAAGGTTGATGTGCCAGTTGAGGAAGTGGTACAAGAAGATATCCAAGAGACAGAAAAAGACGTATAATACTAATAGTTTAATCAATTTGATGTTTCCGTCTATTCTTGTTGAAGTTGTTGAGTTTCTCAACAGCATTGTCATCTCTGTCAGTGAAAAGCATGGCGATGGTCGTGTGAATAGCATTGATGATGAAGATACTATCATTGACCTGTTGGTTGATAAGTATGGTAGTGAGAATGTAGAGAAACCTGTAGAGCGTAACTGGTGGGATGTCAAGGTGTTTGGTTATCCTCTCAACATCAAATCTTCCAAGTATGGTAGTGCTGCAGATAATTTTACTTCGAAAGCAGCGATTCTGTATGCTCTGACTGACTTGCCCGAAGATAAAGTTAATGTTCAGCGTTGGAAGAAGTTTCAAGAACTTTTAAAGAATCATAGCAGCAAAGATAATAATCGTGATTATTATATCATCTCATTGAATAAAGTTACTAACGAGGTTCATCTTACTTCTCTTAAAACTCTCAACAAACTCACTTCTAACGGTAACAATCTTCCTTTCCAGATTGAATGGCGGGTTAATACTACTCCTGTTCAGCGTACTCATGCTGAAGCGTATGATTTTCTGGTAGGATGTTACAAAGAATCTGTTCTCAAAAAAATTACTGCCCATGAAGGTTATGATGCCCTTTGACTTACAACTAGGTGACTGTCTGGAACTCATGAAAGAGATTCCAGACAATTCTATTGATTTCATCTGCTGCGACCCACCTTATGGGACTACTTCCATCAAGTGGGATGAAGTTTTAGATTTTAACCAAATGTGGCAGCAATATGGGCGTATCATCAAACCTAAAGGTGTGATATGTCTATTTGGTTCTCAACCCTTTTCAGCACAACTTATCTGCTCAAAACTAGAATGGTTCAGGTACGAATTAGTATGGAACAAGAACAAATGTGGATCGCCTGGACTTGCCAAGTACAGACCAATGAAGACTCACGAGAACGTTCTAATTTTTTACAGGGAAACAGGTGGTACGTACAACCCACAGATGGAAAAAGGAGAACCGTACTCAAGAACAAGTAAGAATCCAGAGGGATACGTTGGTCGCAAGAATGACCATGGTTATGGTATGAAACCACGTAAATCCTTCAGTAATGAAGGTGTAAGATATCCCAAGTCTGTTCTTAATATCTCCAGAGACTTTAGTGCTCAACAACAGGTGCATCCCACACAGAAACCTGTTCCACTAATGGAATGGTTAATCAAAACGTATTCTAATGAAGGTGAGATTGTTCTTGATAACTGTATGGGTTCTGGTTCTACTGGTGTTGCTGCAGTTAAATTAAATCGAAAGTTTATTGGGATGGAATTTGAACAAGAATATTATGAGATTGCTAAGCAACGCATAGAGGATGCTATGCCAGTTGAGGAAGTGGCACAGGAACCCCAGAATCCGCTGCTAGAGGCATTATACTAACAAGGTAATCAACAAACGCCCCAATGGCAACTCGCGGAAGAATCGGAATCGAACTTTCTGATGGCAGCATTCTGAGCAGCTATCATCATTGGGACTCGTATCCCGAATGGTTGGGTCGCATCCTGAAGACGCATTACAATAGCAAAGAACTCGCTGCCGAACTGATTGACGGTGGTGATATGTCTTCCTGCTGGACTAAGAATGACTATGAGAACGCATATCACCCCGAATACTACTCTCAGCGTGGTGAGAATTGCCCTCCTCGCCTTGATGCTGACCTGTGCGAGTATCTTCTTCCTGATAACAGTGAAGAGTATGCTTATGTCTTCCGTGGTGGCGAATGGGTCTGCTACAATATGCACCAGTTTGATGACAGCAAACTGCCTGAAGTTGTAGAGATTCCTTCTGCAGCACTGGCGGTTTGATCCGCTTTCTGTTATAATACCCAAGTAGTTGAGGATCATTATGGACCTGTCTGAACTGATTGACGAACTGCGGGAAATCGCAATGTATGAGTCTGACCCTCAAGATTGGATGGGATACCTGGGTGATGACGAACCCTGGGTGCCAGATTCAGAACTGGCATACTGACCTCCCAGACCCCTCTGGGATGCCCTATAATACGTTCATACGCAACCAAGCAATGACCACCACCTTCGCTGACTACGCCGCCGCTGCTGAGGCACGGAAAGACATCGCTGCTGCTGTTCTGGGGCACACCTATGCCCTCTGTGAGGCACTGCGTCAGAACTACATTGATTATTCCATCCGTATGCATGAGCGTTGTGATGATAACCTGGAATATCATCAGGCACAGATTGCTAAACTGAAGGAAGGTACTTGTGATTATGACTTCTACCCCGAAACGGGTCGTAAGTATCACAAAATCATTATGAACGCTGCTGGTTCTCGTTCAGTTCATGCTTTTATAGATAAAAAGACTGGTGAAGTCTATAAGTCTGCCAGTTTCAAAGCACCTGCCAAAGGTGTTCGCTTCGACCTTCGCATCATTGAGCAACGTGAGTGGTTGCTGCAACACGCCGACTGGGCAGGTGGTTATCTCTATCTTCGCTGAGCAATGAAACAACTATTCCTACTACTCTCCCTTACTTTTCTCTCCATTCCAGTTCAGGCACAGCAAGTGACTGAATTTCAGGAATGCACCAGAACTCGTGAGGTTTATGTCCCAGGATATTATGATGGGTATGGCAACTATCAACAGGGATACGTGAATACCGAACGTTATAATGTTCCATGTAATGGTGGATATGGTAGGTATAATCGGTATAATTCCGATTATCGTCCTAATAGAGGTGTTTATTGTGATCCAACAAAAACTGCTTTAGGTGGTATTCTAGGTGGTGGTATTGCTGCTAGCATGAGTCGTGGAGATGGTTATAAATGGTCTGTTCCACTTGGAGTGTTTCTTGGAGGTGCCGCTTTCGGATGTAACTGATGACTGCTAAAGACAAACTCATCTTCATTTCTTCGTTCATTTGGTTTTTGCATTGGGGGCAATGTCTTACATCACGTATTCTGGATACGGTTATTCTAAACTCCTCTGTGAGGACGTTACCACTTGGTTTCTGAATAAGTTTCTTCCCCGTCATAAGATTGAGGTGGAGATTCTTCACCGTGGTCTGCGTCGTGAGCAGGTTTATGGATATTGTGACTATGTGGGTGAATCACGTCGCCCACGTGAGTTTCTGATTGAACTTAACACCCACATGTCCGAGGAGTTGTATATAAAAACTCTTTTGCATGAGCTGGTCCATCTGCGACAGTGGGTAGTCGGTTCGCTGCGGTTCCGATACGGAAAATTGTGTTATTCTAAAGAACCTGTCGAAAAGTACGACTATTGGCATCAACCACACGAAATAGAGGCACGGGAGCAAGAAGAAACCCTATATCTGGAGTACCTGTTTGAGAAGAACGGATGGACAGATCATCAAGTGGCACAGTTCTTCCCGAATCGCCTGATGAGTGCCCTATAATTACAAGGTAATCAAGGGAACCGCAATGGTCACCGACACCACCCAGGACGCCCAACTGCGCCGCACCATTCAGAAAAAGATTGAGAATGAAATGCCTCTTCAACTTCTGAAGCGGATTGTTTATGAGGTTCGTTGTGAAGAAATGGGCATCCGCCCTGATGGTTGGAAACTCTACCCCGAAGAATGATGGACAAACCAATTCTTATTAAACAATTTGCAAACCGTTGGTATTTGCACTGGGCAGATAATGGTCGAACCATTGCATCATTCCCATCAGAATTTGAGGCTTACGCTGCACGACGTTCTATGATAGAATACAATAAGAAAGGAGAAATTTAATGACCTATTGGACTACTAAACTGAATACTGCTACAAATCGTCGCCTGGAAAAACTTGAAAGTGAGGGTGTAAAGATTGATACTGCAACTCATCAAGGACGCCAAGTGATTGGTTATAATTATCTGGAAGTTGTAGGAGAAGATGATGAGACTGAGTGAAGAACGACTTGAGCAAGTGATTGGGTGGGCAATTGTTGTTGGCATCGCAGGTAATCTTCTTCTATGCCTGAATCTCTATCGTCAAATGGGAAACCTTGAGTATAAGGTGAATCAGTTGGATAGCAATTTGTATTCTGCAATTCAATCACTGAGTGTTGAAGTGTATTCATTGAAAAATTCTAAACCAAACAACCGTAATGGAGAGTTTGAATGAAAAAACTACTTCTACTTGTAACTCTGTTGCTGACTTCTCCTGCATTTGCACAGACGGCACCAACTGTCGCTAAACCGAAAGTTTATCGTCCATTTGTGTATGAAACTCCTTGTGCTCTGGATGTAGGTCTTCAGGCTCAGTTTGATACCTGTAAAGTAGTTGAAACCCGTGAAACTGGCGGAGCACTGCGAACCCGCAATATTTACTCTAATCGATTTGGTCTGACCATTAAGTCTTGGTTTGATAAGGAGAAGGGGTTTATGACTTGGGACAGTCATAACAAGTTTGCCTATAAATGGGAATATAAAGTTAGTGGCACTGGTGACCAGGGTGCTTGGTCACTGGTGATGCCTGGTTTCTTACTTCAAAACGTATCTTGGGACTGATAACAATGACTGAAGCAACTGTACAACTGAATGTTCATGAAATTGGTGTGATTCTATCTGCACTTCAAAATCTTGAGAATGCTGATGAAAATAGAATTGCAAGAGAATATGGAAGTGCTCCAGCACTGTATAACAAACTTTATTCCTACTGGGAACAGATGGATAGGTCTGAGACTGGGCTTAGGAATGATGTAGTTCCCTCTTTTTGATGCTATAATTACTAAAGATTAAAAAATATACATGAGTAAAGAAATAAAAAAGATTGTGGTTGTCGGTGGTGGTTCGGCAGGATGGATGTCTGCTGCCACCATTGCAACTCAAATTCCTGAAATTGATCTAACTGTCATCGAAAGTCCAGACTTTGCTATTCTTGGTGTGGGTGAAAGCACCTTGGGTGGTATTAAGCACTGGACTTCTTTGCTTGGATTGAATGATAGAGATTTCTTGCATAAAACTGATGGAATATACAAATTAAGCATTAAATTTACTGATTTTGAAGGAAAGGGGACTGGTTCCTTTCACTATCCATTTGGGATGTCTACGGTTCCTCATGAACAACTGAGTAGAAATGATTGGTACTTAGTTAAACAACTAAGACCTGATGTTCTGGATAAGAACTCATATGCCCGTTGTTTTTATCCAATCACTGCTGTTGCTGAACAAAGAAAAATATCAACAGATGGTACTGGAAAGACTCCAGGATTTAATTTTAACTTTGATGCTGCTTATCATTTTGATGCAACAGCATTTGGACAATACTTGAAGACTGCAGTTTGTCTCCCTAGAGGAGTCAAGTTGATTCATTCAACTGTAGATGGTGTAGTTACAAATGAGAACGGAGTTGATTATCTTAAACTCAAAGATGGATCAACAATTACCGCAGACTTGTTCATTGATTGTACAGGATTTAAGAGTATGCTCTTGGGTGGCGCTCTTGAAGAGAAGTTCAATTCGATTTCTCACATCATTCCAAACAATAAAGCATGGGCGACACATATTCCATATAAAGATAAAAAGAAACAATTAGAGCCATTTACAAACTGCACTGCTCTGACAAATGGTTGGGTATGGAATATTCCTTTGTGGTCTCGCATTGGTGGTGGATATGTCTATAGTGATAAGTACATTTCTTCAGAAGATGCTCTGAAAGAATTCAAGAATCACATTAAGCACACTCATCGTGTTGATCCTGAAGAATTGGAATATAGACCAATTGATATGAAGTTGGGTTTGCATAATCAGATTTGGAAAAAGAATGTGATTGGTATTGGTCTTGCTGCTGGATTTATTGAACCACTGGAAAGCACAGGATTGCTAACAACATATGAATTCCTTCTTCCTCTTGCCCATACTCTCCGCAGAAATAGGATTGTTAATCAGTGGGATAGAGATGCTTATAATTTTTCAATGAGTCAGACCTACTATCAATTAGCACAATTTGTAGCATTGCATTATGCAATCAGTCCAAGACATGACTCTGACTATTGGATGGATATTACTGAGAGATGTAGAATCTCTGCAGATGTTAATTCAACAATAGCAGATACTTTATCCATGCAAAGTAAGGTTGGGGATATTGTTGCAACCAGTGAGTTTATGTTCACTGCAAATGCCCGATACAAGTTTGGGGAATATCAACCAGGGGCAGGATTTCAATGTATTGCTGCAGGTATGGATTATTCTCCTGTGGATGCACATCTACATTTGGCAATGGGTAAGTTAAAAGGATTAGATTGTGATGCATATTTGGATTACCTATCAGATGTTTTTACTGGTTGTCAAAAACACTATCAGTCCTATGCATCACAATGCCAGTCAATGTATGACTATTTGAGACAAAACATTCACAGAGGGTCCACTTGATGAACTGGCATACTCTGCCCTGACTCTGCCCTGACTCTGCCCTATAATACTAAGGTAATCGAGGGACACCCAATGACCACCTTCCCCACTCTCCAGTCTGCAGACGGCACGATGCTGGTTGGTTACTATCCTGTCAAGACGCCTTATGGTGATATTAGTCAGGAATGGTGCCTGCAGGTTCTGTCTTGGAAAGGTGTGGATCAAATCTCCAAGAAGTTTCTGAATCGTGTTGAGAAGACTCTTGCGATTCGTGAGCGTCTGGCACTGGGTTATGTCGAAACTGGTGACAACTCCGACCTGCCTCAACTTGGTAATCCTTTTCATGGTGCTTGCTGATGGCATTTACAACTGATGAACTAAGTGCGATGCTCAACATTCTTATGAAACATCCTGATTGGGTTGATCTTTCGGAAAAGATTGGTTATGATGTACATAACTTGAACCGAAAGATTCTTTCTGAAATGTCTGCTGCTATTCTCTACGACCTTGATTGCGGATGAAACTCTATTTTTATGCTCTACTCGCAGTTGGCGTTATCTTTGGTTGGAATTTGTTTCTAATCCAACGTGATAACAAAATGTTTGAAGGTTACAAGAATCGCCAAGCACAAATCTGCGAACAAATGAAATCTTTTCACCCTGATTGTCACATAGAATGATTATTGCCGCTTTGATGTGTGGTATCGCTACATATTACGGTGTTGGCGATGGTTTCCATGGACAAAAAACCGCCAATGGTGAACGGTTTGATGCTTATCGTTGGACTGCAGCTCATCCTCATTTGCCTATGGGCAGTAAGATCAGGGTGACAAACCAAGATAACATGAAGCAGGTGATTGTTCGCGTCAATGATCGCGGACCTTACTCTCATGCAGACTTAGATTTATCTTATGCTGCATTTGCCCATATTGCATCACCTCAAAAAGGTAATGCAACTGTCTGTTATCGTATTATTGGATGATTATGAACGACGAAGACATTAGGCAGTTTATGACCGCATTTGAGGATTTTATGAAACACGCAGAAACTGAAATTGATGCCCACAAAAAATGGCAGGAAGCACGTAATTATGTAACAGGGGGCAATCATCGTCTCAATTTCATTGAGAAAAAAGCAGCAGAACTGAATGTTTCTGTTGATTATTATCTTCAGGAGTTTGTGTAATGGATCAAAAAACAAAATTGATTCTGGCACAGATTCAGGTTGAAAATCTTCATAAACTTCTGAGTGATGGGCAATATGCTGGATTTTTTTCTTCGCATTTGCTTCCAATTAAGTTTGAGATTGAGCGACAATTGAACTGCTTGACAGGAAGCAACAAATACACTAAAATTAAGGAGTAATTTACACACAACAATGAAGTATCTTTATCTGGTTGATTATTGGGTTCCGTTTCCTTCTTCTGAATATGGTGGCGTAGTTAGTGTCATCGCAGAAAATGATAACGAGTGCCATGATGTTCTTCTGGACTGGCGTGATGAGTATGAGAATGCACACGATTCTCGGATTATGGAACGTGTTGTTAATGCCCATAAATTTGCTCTTGCCAATGATGAAGACTCCCGCATTGTTGATTCATTCACGACATGAGTATCAAACTAATTGATCGCACAATTTGGCCAACATTCCCATCAATGGTCTTTTCCTCAAAGATTGAGAGTAAAAGTTTGTTGAACCAGGTTGCATCTGATGTCATGAAACTGACCAAAGATGAAACTATGGGGAATAAAGCAGGAACTGTTGGTTGGCATAGCAATCACAACCTGCATAATCTACCTCAGTTTGAAGAACTTGCCGACCTTTTTCTTCAGGAAGCAGTATCCGTCATGGATTATATGACGGTCATTCGTGATGAATCCTATCTTACAAGTATGTGGGCAAACGTAGGTTATCGCCCTGAATATTCGCATCAGAATCATATTCACCCCAATTCATTGCTGAGTGGTGTTTTGCACGTTTCAATGCCTCCAAGTTGTTCAGGAACTGCATTTTCCGATCCACGCCCAGGAGCACGAATCTTTGAACCCAATCACAATGAATTAAATGCAACGAACTCAGGTGTATTCATTCCTAAATTTGAAGAGGGTACGTTGTTGATATTCCCATCTTATCTTCCCCATGGTGTTCCCCAAACATATACATCCTATGGTAAGGGTAAGAATCGTATTACAATCAGTTTTAATGCAATGATTCTGGGAGATATTACGACACGAACTGCACCACTTTCACTGAGGTAATTCATGGACCAACTGTATAAAATTGTTGAATTAGAAACCACAGGTTGGGAAGATATTGACCCCCAATATCACAAACTGACCAGAGAACAAGCAATGCAATGTATTCTAACTCTGATTGAGGATGGATACAATCCCAATCGTATTCGTGCCGTTGTTGATAACGACTGAATTGGGATATAACGATGAACATTGATTTTCCACACAATGCACCAGAGGGAATGTATTATGAGCAGACAGAGTTTAAACGCAATGTTGTTGCTATCTGGATTCATTACGACCGTAGGTTTGATTACAATCTGGGTGATGCCGTTCGTTGTATCTGGGGGTTCTACAACACCAAAACAAGAACATATTATTCCCCCATCAACTCCAAAAGTGTTGGACAGTCGGTGGATATAAGGAAAACAACTCCTTATTCTGCGATGATTCCTAAGCAAACACCACTTGAATCTGCATTTGTATGAGTTACATTCCTGAAGTCAATGATTATGTCACCTGGACCAAAGGTGTTGAGGGTTGGGTGTATTTCAAGGATGTAGAGTACATCACAATTGAAGTCAATGTCAAGCCCAAGGATAAGACTAACTATGCTGCCTGTAAGTTGCATTCCAATGAGCGATTGCTAGTTCTGTGCTATAATAATCAGTGGAAAGAACTCACCTATGTAAGGTCAAGACAATCTGTTTATGATAATGAAGAAAAGGAAGAGGACAAAACTTTGGCGATGGTGGGCGAAAGCACTTGGGGAGAAAGCGACGAAAAATGACAGAGAAGCAGACCACATTGCTCATATACGGACTGTTATATTCGGTACTTATCTCATTACTAATCTATTCATTATCGCAGGGGTCGTAAGACATTGGAATGACAATGAAATACCAAGTTGTATATTACAAATCGAAGAAGAACAAAACAACCAAACAAACCGCAGTTTTCTTTAACATTGAGGATGCTACATTATGGGAACAACACGTACAGAAACAGGGCTACCTGAACAGCGAAATCGTACCCCTTTTTCAGTAAAGAGAAAGGTTATCTATTATCCTGCCCTTGTATTGACAGGTATGATTGGATTTGCTCTAGGGTCAAATGCATACACTGAATCAACCATCAATCAAACTCTGAAACTGTGCAATCAGAAACCTCTGGAATGCAAGTTCAAGTATGATATGGTGATGTATCAAGAAACAGGACGAGTGCCTTATACTGCTGAAACTGCAAAAGTGGATTCCAAAACTAAATAACAGTACGTTAAGGAATTCTTAGTTGTCTAATGGCAATATCGACAAGTAATACGTTTTTATTTTCATCAGGTCCAATTAAGTTTGGAGATCTAAGAAACTCTTTTAAGGAAGTTGCATCAGGTCCAATTAAGGCATCTGAATTGCTGAGAAATACAACGGTTACAACCTCTGCAGAAACAGATCCAATTGTACCCGATGCTGTTGAAAACTCACAGATTGCAAACAGCACGACAAAGAATCTCAAGAGTTCGCAGTTTCGCAATAGTCTGAAGTATTATAATTTGGTTCAGACAGGAACGGATGATAACTCTGCCAACTTTAGCAATCCTGGTGTTGATGTTGGAGCACAGAATTGGTTTGGTAATCTACCCAAGAACATCAAGAAGAGATTCTATGTTCAGGGAACGATTGGATCCATCAACACATCTTCACCTGCGGCAAGGTTTGATTCATTGGCCTACAATCTGTCTTTGATTGTTCAAAATGGTGGAAAGATTCATGGTGCAGGTGGATCAGGTGGAACTGTTTATAGTACGCCTGGTGCTGTAGGTGGATCTGCGATTTATTCAACTTCAACAGGATATGCTGTTAAAGTTGTAATTGATGCAGGTTCTCAGGTTTATGCAGGTGGATCAGGTGGAGCCAGAGGTTCTCAAGGTACATCAGGCAATCCTGGAACTTGTAACTATCAGTATTGGACTGGTGGTTATTGTGGTGGTGGTCCAAACAATAACTGTCCTGGTGGATATAAAGTAGGTGGTAAAGGTGGTGGTGATGGCAACTGCTGTGAATTTAACCGTGGATGCAATGTAGGACGTTGGTATAATCTTTGTCAAGTTGATTATGCTGTGCCTGCTGCTCCTGGTGGTGATGGTGGTGCAGGTGGAATCGGTCAAGGATACAATCAACCAAGCACTACAGGTGTTGCTGGTGGAGCAGGAGCGCCTGGTGGATGTGGAGCAAGTCCTCAATATGGACAACCCAGTGGAAATCCTGGAGAGCCAGGTTCATCAGGTGCTCTATTTGGATCAGGGTCAGCAGCAACCACAACATCACCAACATCGACACTTGTAGGTAATGGTGGTATTGCAGGAAATGCAGGACGTGCCATTGCCCCTGCCCTAGGAAATTACATATATACAGGTGAATTAACTTCTGAAACCATTAAAGGATTGTACCAATGAGTGATTATCCATCGTTACCACAGCAAGCAAAAAATCTTGCAAAGTTTGCATTTGATGTGCTCAAGTACGCACAAGCAAGTGATAGTTTGTTTTGTTCCAATGAAGTTGTATTAAAGAGAAAGGCAATTTGTGAAGCCTGTGATCGCCGCGACCCAATTCCCAATCGTTGTAAGGAATGTGGTTGTTATTTGGATTCAAAAGTTCGTTTTGCTCTTGATGCCTGCCCATTGGGTAAATGGAGAGAATCTGATGAAGATTGGATGAATGGAGAGTTTGATAAGTTCATGGAGTCAAGAAAAGATTGTTGTCCTGACGATCATATTCCAGAACCTCCTCAGTGATTAAATCAGCACAACAATCAAAGAAATGAACGTACTTGTTATTGATGACTTCTTTGAGAATCCAGAAGAAGTCATAGAGATGTCCTTGGAGCAGAATTATAACTGCTCTAAGGATATTGATTCTGGATGGCAAGGATACCGCACGGGTCCATTGTATTGTCCTGAAATACAAGAGAATGTTCTTCATACTGTATCGGAGCATTTCAAGATTCAGAATTATCTGATTGAGTCTTATTTTCATATTCTTCCCACTGAGGTTATCGACTGGGATATCCAAAGCGATAGAAACACAAGAATCAAAGATTATCATCATTACAAGTATCATGCTGATCCTGTGCCTTATGCAGGGGTCATCTATTTGTCTGATGCACCAGAATCCTGTGGCACATCAATTGTCAATGGAGAGAAGAATGAGATAGTATCGTATGCTCATAAGTATAATCGATTGATTGCCTATCCTGGGTATTATGTTCATGCTCCTACATCACCTTATGGTAATGATATTACAGATGGTCGATTGACTTATAATTTCTTTATCTCACAATCATTCTATGGTTTCTAAGATCGAGGTTTGCGACGCCATAAATACTCAAAAAGTCAGAGGATAAATGAAGACGTTCTTTCAGTTCATGGAACAGATTCTCACAACACCACAGGCAAAGGTTGATGCTGCAAAAGCCAAGGAAAGTGGAATCATAACACGTCAGCACAATCGCTATGCGAATCTACAACGTCTTCATACGACTATGCATTTGCAGCAGACGGCGAATCAAGAGAAAAGAGATAAAGGACTCTGATTAACGTACATAGAACCAGTAATAACCTTTCCAACTATAACGCCCTGGATTCTTCAGACTCTTGAGAATTCCGTTTTTATCGGTGCCTTCAAAAAAATGAACAGCAGCATTAATACTTTCACAACGGGGACCAATTATCTCCGTTTTTTTATCGACACCAAACACCGCCTTTTTCTTTTCCTTTTCTTCTAAGATCTGCCAACGATGACCATAGGCAATGCGGTAATGCCTGGCAGCAGATAGAATGTTTGCACGGTTATTCGGATTGCCTGTCACTTGTGTTGCTGCTTCTCTGGCTGATTCATAATCAGTGCATACACCAGTTTCTAAGTTCTTGCATCTTATTTTAAGACCTGTCTTCTTACCATCTCCACGGGTATTCTCATTCCATTGCATTAAGTGTGAGGTATTAACTTTTCTTTTTTCTTTTGGTTTTGGTTTAGCAAGTTCTTGTAGTGCTGCGCTTGCGGCGCTTGCGCTTATGCCTTCGGCACTTATGCCTTCGGCAGGCCTGCCTTCGGCAGGTTTATACTCTTCTATTGCCTTCTTAGCAATCTCTATGGCGCTAATGGCAGGATTGTATTCAGGTTTGTATTGCTCTATCCAATAGTTTGTTTTCTCATTAAACTCTAATTCATCGCATTCATCTAACTCTCTAATCATAAAGTTATGGACACCATGTTCTCTGAATGCCTTGTGTAAGGGTTCTCGGGACATTCTTTTAGCACGGTCTATCTGGTGTGCCCATTCTTTATTCATTGCAAGTGTGGTGTTTCCGACGTATTTTTCACCAGTTTGCTTGTTGATGATGAGATAAATGATGCCTCTTGCCATTGTTTATAACACGGTGTGTACTGTGGATTTATAACAGTGTATGTATAATTAATAACACGGTATAATGAATTTGGTGTTGTGTATTATGGTGAGGTATGGAAGGTTAATATTAAATTAAATATATGTCAGTGATTTGTAACATTCTCAATAAAAATGAATAATTGAGAATCAATTGAGTTAATTGATGAGAATAGGTCTAAGTCTTGTGACCTAAGCAGGTATAGCATAAGACGCGCAGTTTGTCAAGCCACGCCCCGCCGAAAATCCCCAGACCCACACATAAGGCTCACAGACCTTGACATTCTTATAAGGGTATGGTAGAATCTAGTCGAGAAATATAAGCATATCTTAACATTTCTCGACGAGAGTGCATATATACTAGCATGAATCTCGACGAGACGGTGCATCATAAGGCTTGCAATCTCGTCGAGTTTTATGCTACAATTCATAAGCGTTCAACAAATCTCGACGAGCTATGTACGACGACTACGATCTCGACTATACATTCAGCAACGATTACGGACAAGATCTCGACGAGTATTATGCACAGGATGCACTAGATCTCGACGAGGATTATGCACGAGATGGGCAAGATTACGAATCGCTTGCATATCGTCATTATGCATGATATAATCTAGTACACATACACATCTAGACCTCATGTTAGCACAGAAGCGTATCGTACAGGTTACACTAGATATCATGTGTTATGATGATCTGGACCTGGATAACATCGATTGGCGGGAGTTATTGCAACTCGAACCTAACGAAGATGTTCATTGTAGGGTAAAAGAATTCGACCCGTTCGAGTAATGTGACAGTTTGAGAACTGGCACAAGACCCCTTGATATCTGCCACCAGGTGGGATATTCTACCTTCGTCGTCGCAATTAATCCAATGTGTGGTCCAGTTTTTGATTATACTTTCGAAGATTTTCTGAATGATGCTTCCCAGGAAGAATGGGATGCTTGGGAACAGAAAGCGGCTGAACTTGAGCTGCCATTGGATTACTATCTCCAAGAGTTCGTTGCATGTGACAGTTGAGGTAGTGGCACACTGATTCCCCACTGGGTCCTCTGGCCACTGGGTCCTCTGGTGGGGTAATATTCATTTGTCGCTGAGAAATCCAATGGTTTTCGCCATCTCCAAACTCAACAATTGCACTTACACTTTGGATGCAAACAATCAGCGGGTTCTGATGTATGCTAACCTGCTGCCTGATGGTTCTTATGAGACTGCACTTTCTGCCTATGATTGGGTAGAGTGGGACCGTCTGGATGGTGATATCTTAGAGGAAGCAGACCGCATTCACAAACTGCTGCTGGCGGAGGTGAAGTGATGGTGGAATTCATTCGTTACGTAAAGTCCTTCTATGGTCCTGGTGGCATTTATGATATGGGTGCCACTGATGATGATATCATTGAGGCAACGTTTAAATACATTCATTCAGGTGCTGATTTCTGTGGTGATAGTTTCGACCGTGAAAGTGTGCGGGATATTATGATTGATGAGATGGGGCTTGTGCCAGTCTGATAAGTGGCACACACCCCCTTGCGTTCCTGACCAATCCGATCTACATTACATTCGTTCCTGAGACACCGACCATGCTGACTGGTTCTTCCCTGCTGAACAAAGTGAATGAAATGCAGGCACAAAACCCGCCTGCTAAGATGTCTGAAATCGTTCGTGCCTGTGGGTATGAGCGTGATGGCAAACTCAAATACACTGAATTCTACACTGAGTTGCTGACTGTCAAGGGTATCCTGAACAATGATACTCTGGAGGATGAGATCTCCGAAGAGTATCAGGAACTGTATCAGACTCTGTGTAGTTCTTATGGTAAGGGTGCTGTGAATGCATTCCTGGAACTCTATGATGAGGCGGATCTTCAGTCTTTCGAAGATGCCTATCAGGGTCCTTATGATTCTGAGGCAGCATTTGCCGAAGAATTTACCACTGACATCTATGGGTTTGATGCACCTTCGTTCGTGGTAGTTGATTGGGATGCTACCTGGAACTGTAATCTTCGTTATGATTTTGATTTCGAAGATGGGTTCGTGTTCAATAAGAACTGGTAGAATCTCGTCGAGACGTGCGTGTGTGGTCTCGACTAGATCGCACACGCATTCATTATATCTCGTCGAGACGCACACATCATACATCATCTAGATACACACATACACATCTAGATCTCATTCTCAATAACTAGTTTCTTATTGAGAATCGCGGCTGGTGAGTTCTAGATACCCACGCGGCACACATAGCCCGCCTTATGTGCAAGAATATGTGCTTCACCCCACTCACCCCTTCCCACACCATCTAAATGTGCTTTATTATAATTCTCAATAAGACCTTTCTTATTGAGAATGATATCTAGAAATATGAATTCTTATAGATACCTTTGGTATCGATGTCCGTAGGGTATAAGTACTTTAAAGACCCAGAGGGCAGATATCAAGAGCAATTGTGCCAGTTCGTGAAGTGGCACACAGTTTTACCATAACCCCACCACGTGGGTTATTATACATTCGTTCCTGAGATTCAACCGTGACTGAAGTTAAAGTTCGGGTCGAAACTTACGATGGTTGCGTTACCTTCTGGTATGAGAAGTCCAGAGTAAAGAACCCCACCGAAGTTGTCTGCAATCGTGTCACAAACCAGTTGATGGGTCTTAACATCAAAGAGGTGAGTGTGACAGTTGAGTAAGTGTCACAAGGGGGGTTGCAATGCCCCCCAGACCCTGATACATTACATTCGTCCCTGAGAGACACGCCATGTTTGATGAACTCTGGTCTGAGATTCAAGATGCTCCTGGTGAGATCTTTGACCTTGACATTCCTGAACTCAAAGATGAAAAGTTCGATGTCAATGAGTATCTGAACTCTAACTACGATTACTGATGCAGTTCCAAATCCTCTACATTGAGTTTGATACTGATGACGATGATGAGATGACTGCTTATGACAAAGACCTTCTAAATGCAGAATACATTGGTCAAATCTGGGAGGCAGATGATGAAGATGATTTAGTTGAAGAGATCACTTGTGCATCTGGTTGGTGCATCAAATCCATTGATTATCGTCACGTTCTGAACTGAAACCATGACTGACACTTTCGATCGTGAAGCACTGGTTGAAGCATACATCGACCGTTTGCTTGATAACATGAGCACCAAAGATTTGCTGCAGATTGTTGGTGACCAGATGGAAGAAAATCTCACCAGTTATACTGATGAGGAACTGATTTCAGAGGTTGAGTCTTACTATCCCGACCTGCTGGATCCAGACCTCCTGGGTGACAGTTGAACAAGTGGCACAGGGGGGGTTGCGGTCCCCCCTGGTTCGTGCCATACTGATTCCATCAACAGAGAACCGATGCAGAACAAGCACCAAGAGCACCCCGAAGATACCATCCTCACGGGCGACCTGAGCGTCCTGGACTGGTTCGTGACCCCTGGTGCCCTGAGCGTCAAGATCGACGGTGCCCCTGCCATCGTGTGGGGGATTGACCCTGCTTGCGGTGAGTTCTTTGTAGGAACCAAGGCAGTGTTCAACAAAAAGAAGATTCGTATTGCTCACAATCATGAGGACATTGATCAACACTACGAAGGCAACGTAGCAGACATTCTTCACGCTTGCTTCGATTATCTGCCGCGTTTCGAAACCATCTATCAGGGTGATTTCATTGGGTTCGGTGGTGATACCGAATACAATCCTAACACCATCACGTATAAGTTCGGTGAGGTAGTTTCCCAGAAAATTATCATCGCCCCGCACACTTGCTATTATGCTGAGAGCGATCTTCGTGACGCCCAGGCATTCCCTGACCGTAGCATCTGGACTGATACCGAAACGGTGAAGTTCGTGAAACCGAATGCATACATCCTGCACAATCAGGAGTCGTTCGCTGATGTTGAAGAGGTGTGCAAGTTCGCCCGTCAGATGGCACAAACTGCCACCTTTGTGAGTGAGAAGGAAGCGGCAAAGATCAAACAACAGATCAATGCCTGCATTCGTGCTGGTGAAGAGGTGAATCCTGAGGACTTTGATTGTGATGCTAACCTGCTGCGTCTGTGGGCATTGGTGAAGTCTATCAAAGATGACTGCCTGTTCCTCTGCCGCAATGATGGTCCTGCTGCTTATCTGTACGGTAACAGAATCGACGCTGAGGGTTACGTTCTGGTGAATCAGTTTGGTATGTTCAAACTGGTGAATCGTGAGGTCTTTTCTAACGCTAACTTCAACAGCGGTCGCTTCCAGTGTGCCAATCGTTGAAGTGGCACAGACCCCCTTGTGGGGTGCCCCTGGTGCCCTATACTAATCTCATCAGCAACGCACCCGATGCTCAACACCCTGCAAGTCGCTGCCCAACTGAAGGTAACTAACTTCGCTGCGTTCGCCAAACCTGGGAAGAACAAAGGATCCCGTGGGCAACTGATTGAAACTGCCCTGGGCATTCCTAACAGTTCCAACCTGAAAGATCTGGTGGATGGAGAACTGAAGACCTTCACGGTTGGTGAGTCTATCGCTGTCACCCAACTGAAGCATTGCCTCTCTGAGATTCTGGAGGATAGTGTTAGTTTCGCTGACAGCAAAGTCGGTGAGAAACTCTCTCAAACCATCTACGTTGGTTTCACCCGCTCCAACGATTATGTGGGCACTGAGGTTCTGAACCCTGAAACTCACCCCGAACACTATCAGGAACTGGCGGAGGATTACAACCACATTTGTGATACCATTCGTGCTAAGTTCAATGCTGGTGAGCAACTGAGCACCATCACTGGTCCTAACGGACTGCTGCAAATTCGCACCAAAGCATCTAAAACTAACGGCGCCTATGTTCCTCTCACCTTTGCAGGTTGCACCCTGAAAGATAAAGGAATGGCATTCTACCTGTGTGGCAAGTTCGGCAAAGAGGTGCTGTGACAGTTCAGAATGTGGCACACACCCCATAGACCTGCCCCCTCTGCCGTGCCATACTATGTTCAACAAGGGGAGGAACGGCGGGGGCAACCCCACAGACCCCTTGACCCCGTAGGCGGGAGGTCACGGACCCGCCACCCCAAAGTCTTTCAACTGACCCATGGCACTGACCCGCTACGAAGTCCGCTACCAGGTCCCCTACAACCACTGTGAGTGGCGGTCGCAATGGTTCCCCACCCTGGCAGAGGCGGAACGTATGGTAGAATTCTACCGTTCCTGTGGTTCCCCTGCTCACATCGCATGATCCGCTCCCTGACCCGTTCCCGTTCCCCTGAGTTCCACCGTGCTACCATGCTTCGCCTGACCGTTGCCGCTCTGCTGCTCTGGATACTATGGGAACCGATTCGCCCCGTCCGCCATGTGACAGCTCAGGCACTGTACACTGCAGGCGACCTGATCGCCCGCTGACCCGCTACAATACTCTCAGTTCAAAGGAACCCCATGACCGAACTGCTTGCCATTCTCATCCCTGGAGCCCTGGTGATCGGTTTGCCCTTTGCAATCGCCAAACTTCTTAAGATCCGCCTGTTCACCAAAGATGACGGATACACAGCAGGATGGGTTGATGGGTTCATTCTGGGGGAGGATGAGGACACCTGAGGCACTGTCCACTCCCTGCCCCAAAGGGCACCGCTGACCCCTTACAATACTCTCAACCGCAAGGCACCCATGAGCAAGCGTTACCCCTGGATTGAGGACCTCAGCACCCCGCAGATGGTGGCTCTGGCAGGTATCCTGATCGTTGGCGTCGCTGGCGTCGTTGCCCTGAAAGCGTGGCTCCTGGTGCTGGTGCTGGGGTGGTTTGGAATCACCGCCCTGGGCTTTTGGAAGGCGGTTGTGGCAGTTGTCCTACTGGACCTGCTGCTAGCCGCTGCCCGCCGCTGACCTGCTACAATACTCTCAGTTCGAAGGAACCCCATGATCGTTCAACAGATCGGCAGCAACCAGACTGAGGTTCAACTGGCAGACGGGACCTGCATCCTGTTCTCCTACGTGACTCCCGTTGCCGCCCTGGTGCCTGGCAAGGGTTGGATCCGCACCGCCCAGCAGTGGAGCGCCACCACCAGCAAGCACATCAACGCATGGTTGCGGAAGAACTGCGGGGGCACCGTCCAGACTGTGCCACAATGGGATCTGGACCAACTGGTGGCATTCTGAGGGGTGCCACCCCCTATAATAGGATCAACCGCAACGGACCCTATGGAGATCACCATCAGCCAGGAGACCTACGCCGTGATCCACCGCCTGATGAGCATTGGCATGGATCAGGTCCTGGACGACCCCCAGACTGGTCCTGAGACGATGGGCCGCGTCCTGGATCACGTTACCCTGTTCAGTGCCTGGAACCGTGTGACACTTGAGGAACTGGAACAGCAGGCAGGATTCTGACCCCCTGACCCCCTACAATACTCTCAGTTCAGACAACCCCATGACCTACGCCCAGATCACCGCCTCCGAACTCTCCGCCTCTGAGGCACGGGTCGCCATCTTTGACCTGGCAGACGACTTCTCCTGGGAGACCGTCGCCCGTGAGATGATCTCCCGCATGTCAGGCGATGAGGCGCGGGAGTTTGTGGAGGACTTCATCTCCCTCTATGCCGATTGAGGCACTGGCACACGGGGGGCACCAACCCCCCACCTCCATCCCCTACAATACTCTCAGTTCAAACGACCCGCCCATGAAAGTCTATGCTGTGATCGGTGGTTGGGATTATGAAGGCACCGACTTCGATTCCCTGCGCCTGTTCGATTGCCGCTCCACCGCTGAGGATTATGAACTGGAGCTGCAGCGGGGTCTCTATGATTACTCCCGCCTGGAAGTGCGGGAGGTCTGCCTGGAATCCGCCCTCTGTGCCGCCTGAGGCACTGGCACAATGTCCTGAGCACCGACCCTAAACTGCTCTACAATATTCTCAGTTCAAACGAACCCCATGCGCTACAACCCCGCCACCGACCGCGCCCTGAGCATTGATGAGATTGCCGCCCAGTGCCGCGCTGCCATCCTGAAAGCGGATGAGCGCCGCTACGTTGATCAGGTTGCCGATCGGATCTACGATGAGATTCTGACCACTGCCCGCTGGGAGGATGACCTGCTGATCGCTGCCTGATACAATGGGAGCGGGTGCGCCCTGAAAGACACCCACACCAAACCACACTGATTCAAACGACCCATGACCCTTGACCTTGCCCTCTCCCTGCTCCGCCAGGGTCGCAACGGTTCCCAGATTCTGAGCATCCTGGACGGACTGGCAGACGGCCAACGCATCGCCCAGGAGGGTGACGCCGAACCGACTGCCGAACCCATCCAATTCTGAATCTGACCACTGCCCCCCACGGTTCGCCGCTGGGGGTCTTATACTATGGGGACACAAGCAAACGACCCATGACCCGCTACGACGTGATCTGCCCCTCCGCTCCCTGGGAGAACACCACCACCGATGAGGACCGCGCCTGGGACCTCTGCCTCTCCCTGTCTGAGGAATTCGGTTACGCCCAGGTCCGCCACAATGAGACGGGCATCATCATCGGAGACTACACCAACGGGCAGTGAGCCCCCGACCTGCTACAATACTCTCAAAGCAACCGACCCGATGCGCTACCCCATCAACTGCAACGATTCCACCAGCGTCTGGAGCCTGAGCGCCAACCCCATCACGGGCAGCGTTCGCGTCCGCTGGTTCAACAGCCCCACGACCTGCTACCGCTACGTGGCATCGCGCCGTGAGATTCTGTCGCTCCTGTGGAACAGCAAGGGCAGCAAGGGTCAATGGATCAACTGGCACTGCCTGCCCGCCTGATGGCCGCGGCGACCCTGTAGAATACTCTCAACCGCAACGGACCCATGCTGCTCACCTCAGGACAGAAGCAACGCCCCCGCCTCGCCCAGCAGGTCTATCGCTTCATGCTGGATCAGGAACCGCTCCTGGGCGCTGCTACCGTCACCGTCCATCATCGCCGCCTGAACGCTGAGGGTGTGGTGGGGTGGCAGCAGCAGGAGGATGCTCATGAGTTCCTGATTGATGTTGAGCGCGACCTGCCCCATCTGGAGTATGTCACCACCCTGATCCATGAGTTGATTCACTGCCGCCAATCCCTGGAGGGCAACCACGACGACGACGCCCGCGAATCCG